TCTTATGCTTTAACAGCATCACACGCTTTAAACGTACCAGCTACAGCATCGTATGCTATAACAGCATCTTACGCAATATCAGCTTCAGTAGAAGTAACAAAAGAAATATCATCATCATATGCCGACACTGCTTCATATGCTGTAACTAGTACAACAGCAATAAACGCAAATGATTTAATAATAGGTGTTAAAAACACATCTGGAGAAACCTTATCTAAAGGTACTCCAGTTTACTCAACAGGAGTAACAGGTGAAAACCTAAACATATCAGCTGCATCAGCATCATCTGCAGCAACTATGCCAGCTATTGGTATTCTATCCTCTACGTTAACTGATAACTCTGCAGGACAAGTTATATTAACTGGTAAAATAACAGGAGTAGACACTTCAGGATTTACAGCTGGTAATAATATTTATGTAGCTCCAACAGGAGGGTTTACAGAAACCAAACCAGGTGGGGAATCAACTGAAATCCAAAATATAGCTATTGTAGGTAAAGTAAACGCTACAGAAGGGGAACTAATAGTTGTAGGATCTGGAAGATCAAACGATGTTCCCAATCTACCAACAGATTATATATTCTTAGGTGATGGAAATACACTAGAAGTTCCACTAGCAGATGCTATTACAGGAAGTTTACCATCAGGTACAGTTTCAGGTTCAGTACAGGTTGACATAACATCAACTACTGGATATGCTACTTTTAGTAGTAGTTTACAAACTACAGATAATACTATTAGTTCTTCTGTAGCAACACTAAGTGGATCAGCTTCAACTGCTAGACAGTTAATAGCAGATAGTATTGAAACAGGCTTAAGTGCATCTGCCTCTACTGCTAGAGACATAGTCGTAACTAAAATAAGTGGTTCATCTACTTTACCAATATCTAACTTAAGTGCTTCTTTAACTACAACTGATCAAGCAATAAGCGCTTCAGTAGCAGCCTTAAGTGGATCAGCTGCAGCTGCTATAGGTACTATTTCATTTGGAGATATTACATACAAAAACTCAAATGTAAAGAGTTTTAATCAAATGTATTTAGGTAACGCTATTGGTGGGAAGTTTGAACCTGGTGAGTATCAAAAAATAGTAACAATCATACCATCAGCTGCTGCTCAAAACTATCAAGTAGTTGGTAGAATGACAGCTCAATCCGGTGGTCAAACTCACACTATAAACTTTAACGCAGCATTAAGATCTGATACACTACCTGATTTATCTTGGAGTGTTAATTATAATGAAAATTATGTTAGTTCTAAGTTTATAAAACCACTACTTTGGACTAAAGAAACAGCTACAGCTGGATTTATATTTGCATTTGAGTGTGTTACTAACATATATGGGAATGTAACCATAGATTTTGATGTTATACCAAGAACGGCCAATCTATTATCTAACGTAACTGTAAATTCAAACCAATCAAGTGAACAAACTACGATTGATACAGGATATACTTCAAATGATTTTGATAAAACATATGGAATAGCTGGTACTACTACTACATTTACTGATTTAGATACAACAGGAATCACCTTCCCATCTGCATCATACGCTTTAACATCATCCTACGCAGTAACAGCATCACATGCTTTAAATAGTACCTCAGTAAGTTCATCATACGCAACTACTGCTTCATATGCTGAGTCAACTACTATATTAAGTGGATCGGCTTCAACAGCAAGAGATGTAATCATAACTAAGATTAGTGGATCATCAACGGCTCCAATATCAACACTAAGTGGATCACTAACAACAACTGATCAAGCCATAAGTGCTTCAGTTGCAACGTTAAGTGGATCAGCATCAACTGCTAGAGATATAATCGTAACAAAAATAAGTGGATCATCAGATGCAGCAATAGCAACCGTTAACTCCAATCTGAATGCCTTAAGTGCTGCTCTCTTTTCACAACTAGCCGCAAAAGCATCTACTTCTTATGTAGATGGTGAAGTAAGTACTTTAGAAACTGCTGATACGACAAATAGTTCATCTTTAACAGTAACTGACCAAGCAATAAGCTCATCAGTAGCAACGTTAAGTGGATCAGCATCAGATTCTAGAAACGCAATAGTATCAGATTATAGTCCAAAAGTTAGTGGTTCGTTTGCTCAATACATAAGTAGAATAGATCAAACTGGAATAGCAGATACTATCCACTTTGTTACCCATAATACAAATACAATAGAACAAAATATTAGTATAGCTGCTAACGATTATGAAATAACAGTTGCTAACGCAGGAAAATATGAGTTAAAATCTACAACTCAGTGGCAAAGAGCAACTGGAGTTCAAGATAACGTTAGTTTATGGATTCAAGTAAACGGAACAAACGTAGGATTCTCAACAAACTCATTAAACCTAACAACTAACTTTATAACACCTCTATATGCACAGTGGATATTAGATTTGGATGCAGGTGATGTTGTTAGAATAGCATGGAGTACAACAGAAGGATCAGGATCAATCGTAAAACTAGCAGCGTTTTCAAATCCAACAAGACCTTCAACACCATCAGCTAACACACATCTTATTAAGATAGGAGATTAATATTTATAATAAAACACATCTATGAATATCCCAATATGGCCTGGCTCATCATCGTTCGATCCTAAAACCCAACCAACACCATATGGGTATTACGACGATGATTATGACTTCCAAACATCAGCAGATCAGTTTGCTAGATTTGCAGCACAAAACTTAGGATATCCTATAGTGGATGTTGAACTTCAAGATATTAACTTCTACAATGCCCTAGAAAGAGCCACAACGGTTTATGGTAACGAAGTATTTGCGTTTAAGATTAGAGACAATCAACTATCAATAGAAGGTGGTGATGCTCAAGTCGATTTATCAAACGCAGTAGTAACTCCATCTATGGCTGGTACTATTAGAATCGCCCAACAATATGGTGCTGAAGCAGGATCTGGTGGTAATATAACTTACCATACAGGTAGTATAGTGATGGAAGCAAATAAACAAGATTACGATTTAAACTCTTGGGCTAAATCACAGGGATTAGATAAAAAAGGTGGTATAGAAGTAAAACGAGTATTTTACGAAGCACCACCTGCTATAACACAATATTACGATCCATACTCAGGTACTGGATTTGGATTTCAAGCGATGTTTGATTCGTTTGGATTTGCTTCAATGTCACCAGCAACTAACTACTTGATGATGCCCTTATCGTTTGACCTACAAACAATACAAGCTATTGAGATGAATGAACAAGTTAGAAAATCTAACTATTCGTTTGAGTTAGTAAATAATAGACTTAGGGTATTCCCTATACCAGGTGGGCCTGCAATGTTAAGGTTCGAATATATCATAAAAAATGATAGGATGGCAACATCCGAAGCAGAAGCAGGAGATACAATAGCAAATAAAATATCATCTGTAGCAGATGCCCCCTATCAAAATCCTATATTCTCACGTATAAACTCTGTAGGTAGAGAATGGATTCAAGAATACGCTTTAGCTTTAGTTAAACAAGTATTAGGTAATATTAGAGGTAAATATGCTAACCTACCAATACCAGGAGCAGAAATAACCCTAAATGGTTCAGAACTAATATCTCAAGGTACACAAGAAAAAGATGAACTAATAGTAAGATTAAGAGATTATTTAGATAGTACATCTAGACAAGCGTTATTAGAAAGAAAAGCAGCAGAAGGACAGTTCGTTAAAGACGATTTGTCTCAAGTTCCATACACAATCTACGTAGCATAATATGGCATTATTCGCAGGTCAAAGAGACGTATCCCTAATAAGAAATCTTAATAGGGAGATTATGGGTGATATAATCACTCAACAAGCAGCATTCTATAGATACAAGACTGAGGAAACTAAAGTCAATATGTATGGAGAAGCAGCAGGTGAAAAGTTCTTCGATGGTCCATTCTTATTCAACTGTCTTATTAGTAGACAAGATCAAGTATATCCTGAAAGTGAACTTGGTGTAAACTTTAATCAAGGTATGACGTTTGCATTTTTTAGAGACGATTTAGTTGATTCTATGTATGTACCTGAAGTTGGTGATATAGTATTATACCAAGAAGGATATCATGAAATCGATAATCTAACTGCTAACCAATATTTTGGAGGTAAAAATCCATCATACCCCAATAATCAAAACCCACTAAATCCAGGATTAGAGAAGTTTGGTTCTAGTATATCGATTATAGCATCTACTCACTATGTACCTAGTGATAAACTAAATATTTCTCCTTCAATGGAGCGTATGTAAAATATGGGAAACAATAGCAACACGGGTTTAACCCCATCGCAAATATTCGAACGATCTTATAATGCCGCTCAAGGTAGAACACCTGCTATACCTAACGTACCTGTATCAAAACGAAACTTAAAACCTCGTCCTAAAACACAGGTTGAGTTATCTAGGGATGATCAAGAACCTTATGATTTAACTAATCTAGGTAATCCAAATCAGGCACCTAATAACAACGAACAACAAACGGGTATTGATTTTAATAGATCATCTAAACTATCAGTCAAAAACGATGCGACTAAACCTTTTAAAGTTGGTTTACAAGACGTTGATGAAGCAGTATTTTATTATTTTAACAACGTAATACAACCTTTTGTTTACCAAAACGGAGGACGTTTACCTGTACCTGTAATATATGCTTCACCTGAACGATGGAAATCAGCTCAAAAAGATGGTTACTATAGAGATAAAGGTGGTGCTATTATGTTACCACTAATCGTAGCACAACGTAACTCAATAGAAAAAGATAGATCAGTTACAGCTAAAATAGATTCAAATAGTCCACATCTATATTATAGTCTAAATAAGGGATACAATAGTAAAAACTCATACAATAACTTCGATTTACTAAATAATCGTAAACCAGTTCACCAAACACAAGCTATTGTAGTTGGTGATTATGTAACTGTAGATTATAGTTGTATTATGCAGACGTATTATATGGAACAACTAAACGCTTTAGTTGAAGCTATGGAATATGCCTCAGATTCGTATTGGGGTGATCCAGAACGATTTAAGTTTAGATGTTATATCGATTCGTTTCAAACCGAAGCACAACTAACAGATGGTCAAGAACGATTAGTTAGAGGAACATTTAATATTAGATTAAAAGGTCAGTTAATACCTGAGGTATTACAAAAAGATGTTTCTGCTTTAAAAGCATATAACTCTAGTGCTCAAGTAGTAATAACACAAGAGACGGTACATGGGTTTGATTGCGACGGAAACGTTATTATATTATAGAATAATCACTAAATAAATAAAATGGAAGATAAGTTATTAGAAAAAGAAGAGTTACAAACACTAAAAGATTTTAGAATCAAAGAAGAAAACATCATACTATCCTTCGGACAGTTAGCATACCAAAGAGTACAACTAGATGAACAAGAAGATGATCTTTTAGATTTTAAGAAAAAGTTTGACAAAGAACGTTCCACTTTCGCATCAACCCTCACTACAAAATACGGGAATGGAACAATAAATATAGAAACTGGCAAGATAACGCCAACAGAATAGGTTTTTGAGAAAGGTTTTAGTATTTATAACAAACGAATAATACTAATAAACACATAAAATGGCAGAAACATTATTATCACCTGGAGTACTTGCAAGAGAAAATGACTCATCACAAGTATCACAAGGACCAGTAACCGTTGGTGCCGCTATTATTGGACCAGCTGTTAAAGGACCTGTAGAAATCCCAACTACCGTTACTTCATATTCACAGTATAAGTCAATATTTGGTGGGGCTGTAACAAGTGGCTCAGATAGCTACAACTATTTAACGGGAGTTTCCGTTTACAACTATTTCCAAAACGGAGGTGAATCAGTATTAGTTACTAGAGTAACTAGTGGTTCTTTCAGTTCTGCTGAATCAACACCTGTTATCAACTCTGATACATCTAGTTCTTTTACACTAGAAACACTATCTGAAGGAGATATCATGAACAACTCAGGTTCTCAATCACAAGGAGCTTTAACGTTAGGTACAGCGGATAATATTCGTTGGGAAATAGCGTCAGTTAACTCATCATCAGGACAGTTTAGTTTATTAGTTCGTAGAGGAAACGATAACAACAGAGACAAAACAATATTAGAAACTTGGACAAACCTATCTTTAGATCCAAAAGCTGAAAACTACATCGAATCAGTAATAGGTAACTCTAAAAAGGTAGTGATGAACGATGGTGGAGATTATTATATCCAAAACCAAGGTACATTCCGTAACAAATCAAGTTATATCAGAGTTAAAAGTGTATCAACAAAAACTCCTGATTATTTCGATAATAACGGAACAGCTAAATCAGCTTTCACATCATCTTTACCTATAGTAGGTTCAGGTTCGTTTACAAACGCAGTTGGAGCATTTTTCAACACAGCAAGTGCTGCAAACTTTAACGAAAACGTATCAACAGCAGATATCCAAGGATTAACAGCTGGAGATTATGCAACAGCAGTTTCGTTGATGTCTAATAAAGATGAATATATTTATAACTCAATATCTGTACCTGGAGTTACATCACAAAACGGTGCTGCTATCGTTTCATCAGTGGCTAATAACTCGGTAAATAGAGGAGACAATATCTCTATCGTAGATTTAGTTAACTACGGAGCAAACGTTGGTACAGTGACTACACAAGCAGCTGCTTTCGATTCTAGTTACGCTACTGCATACTGGCCATGGTGTCAAACAATCGATCCTGAAACAGGAAAACAAGTTTGGGTACCTGCATCAGTTATGATTCCAGGAGTATATGCTTATACAGACGCATCAGCAGACGCATGGTTTGCACCTGCAGGTTTAACAAGAGGAGCTTTAGGAACTGTTATTAGAGCAGAACGTAAACTACCTTCATCTACAAGAGATACACTATACGAAGCAAACGTAAATCCAATCGCTACTTTCCCACAAAGTGGAGTTGTAGTATTTGGACAGAAAACACTTCAAAAACGTGCATCTGCTTTAGATAGAGTAAACGTTCGTAGATTATTAATCGCTGTTAAAACATATGTTTCTCAAATAGCAGATACTTTAGTATTCGAACAAAACTCAGCATCAACAAGAAATAACTTCTTAACACAAGTTAATCCATACCTAGAATCAGTACAACAACGTCAAGGTTTATATGCGTTTAAGACAGTGATGGATGAGTCTAATAACGGACCAGATGTAGTAGATAGAAACCAACTAGTTGGTCAAATCTTCTTACAACCAACCAAAACGGCTGAGTTCGTATTGTTAGATTTCAATGTTACACCAACTGGAGCTACTTTCGAATAAAAAACAAAGAGACTAAATATTTATAATAAAATAAAAACACAAAATGGCGATACTCGATACTAACGAAATGTTCTTCACGGCCTTTGAACCGAAACAACAGAACAGGTACATGATGCTGATTGACGGTTTTCCATCTTACATGATTAAAGGAGTAAGTGCGATCCAAATGAGTCAAGAAGTAATAACTCTTAACCATGTCAACACAAGAAGAAACCTTAAAGGAAAAACTGTATGGCAACCAGTAACGTTTACGTTATATGATGCAATCACACCTTCAGGAGCACAATCTATTATGGAATGGGTTCGTCTACACCACGAAAGTGTAACAGGAAGAGATGGGTACAGTGATTTCTACAAGAAAGATTTAACCTTCAATGTATTAGGACCTGTTGGAGATGTCGTTTCTGAGTGGATCTTAAAAGGTGCTATGATTTCTAACGCAGACTTTGGTGAGTACGGATTCGATAACGAATCAACTGCTCAACAAATCACTATGACTTGTGAGATTGATTACGCAATATTGAACTTCTAAGAAGAAATACAAATATTTTATAAAAGAGGGTTGGCTTATGTCAACCCTTTTTTTATATTATTATGTATAATAAAAACGTTACAACAAATCAAGATTATGGCAGAGTTTAATTTCCCAACCGAAACAGTCTTACTACCCTCAAAAGGTCATTTTTATGCTGAAGATTCACCTTTAGCAGCTGGAAAAGTTGAAATCAAGTATATGACTGCTCGTGAGGAGGATATACTAACAAATCAAAACTATATCACAAACGGTACAGTTTTAGACAAACTATTAGAATCACTTATAGTGTCACCAAAGTTTACCGTAGATGACTTATTATTAGGCGATAAAAACGCACTACTAATAGCTGCTCGTGTACTTGGGTACGGTGCTGAATATCCCGTTAGAATAGCCGGAGTAGACGATGTAGTAAATCTATCAGAACTAGATAACATCGATATAGATTTCGATAACCTACCAAAAGGTAAAAACGAGTTTGAGTTTAGATTACCAAAAGCAGATACAGTTATTAAGTTTAAACTTTTAACAGGTAAAGACGAAAAACGTATCGAAAAAGATATTGAAGGGATAAAGAAAATCAAACCTGATTCATCACCCGCTATTTCAACTAGATTAAAAACCATTATAACTGCCGTAGAAGGAGACGGTGCTGCCAAGTCAGTTGGCGAGTTTGTAGATAACTTTATGTTAGCTATGGATTCACGTGCATTCAGGAAACACTATAAAACGTGTATGCCTGATGTAGACATGACCTTTCGTAGCTCAGCAGGAATCGATAGGGAAATCCCCATTGGACTCAGCTTTTTTTGGCCTGACTCCGACTTATAGAGCTGGTTTATTTAGACAAATCCACGAAATAATATTTCACGGTAACGGAGGCTATAACTATAGTACTTTATACAATATGCCTGTTTGGCTACGTAATACGACTTTTAAGTTAATAAACGAGCATTACGAAAAACAAAACGATGCTAACGAACAAGCATCTAAGGCTAATAGTACTACAAAGCAAACGTTAGTAGGTGAGGATGGTAAAGTAAACGTTCAGGACTTTAAGGCAGCTTCTCAACAATATACTAAAACAAGTTATAAGTAGTAATATTTATAATAAAACACCCTTACTTTGGCTACACCCACAAAACAGGAACTAGATCAGATTAATGCTCTACTTAACGATGTACAGAAAAAGTACGATCAGTTAGGAAGATCAAATCCATTTCGAAATTTTGATCAAAAGAATATTGTAGATGCAGGTTCTGCTATTAAACAATTAGAGGTATCCCTAAAGGGAGTTAATACTGAGTTAAATAATACTAACAATGAATTTTCTAATACCTTTAAATCACTTCAGAGTATAGTTAATGAATTAACTAGAGGTAAAGTAGCAACAAATAAAATAACTAATTCTACTAGAACTTTAGAGGATGTAAGTAGTAAGATTTTAGCCCAAAAGAATAAGGGAATAAAGTTGGATTCAAAGGAACTTATGTCTATGCAGAAAAAAGCAGATATAAGTTTTACAAATCTAAAACAACAAAGGAGTCAAATTGAAGCTTTAAAAGAAGAAGCTAGTTATTCCCTAAAAGTATCAAAATCCAAAATACAAGAGATAGGTACAGCTAAAAACCTCACATCCGAAAAGAAAAAAGAAAGAGCGGCAGCTGAAAAATCCCAAGCCCAAGCCCTTAATGACTTAGCTGAACACGAAACACGTTTAGGTAACATCAATTCCATACTAGATAAATCCTCAAACTTCCAAAGCGTAATAGATAAGGGGCTAAAAAGAGAGATTTTAGATAGAAAGACTATTGAGAGTTCTATTGGTATCACTGGTGGCCTTTTATCATCTCTTTCTAAGGTAACAGGTATAACTGGTATATTTGATATTGATAAAATTAAAACTGAAGCTGAAAAAATAGCAGAGGATGCTATAGATGAATTCAGACAAACTAAAGAATATATAAGAGATGAGGAAGCATTTAACGTTAACATAGATAACGCTAAAACCTCCTTATTAGAAATAAGTAATGTTGCTCTTTTAACTCAACAAGAAGTAATCGAATTAAAAGATGAATTAAAAACCCTACAAGATAAAGAAGCTAACTTTAAGTTTTCACTTGATCCCGAATTTGATAAAGCCGCGAAAGCTAAAATTGAAAACGATATTGCTGAGGTTCAAGAGCTTATAGAATTAGGTACTGAGGGAGGTAGAAAAATAAGGGTAGATAAATTAGAGGGGGATTTAGAAAAAGCCCAAGGAGGTCTAGAAGGTTTAGAAGCAGGGGCAAGAAACGCATCTAACTCTATGTCTAGCCAATTTAAGAAATTGGGTAAAACAATGGGTTCCATATTTGATGGAGCCTTCAATGCCATAAAATCACCAGAAGCTATATTCACTGCTCTTATAATGGCAGCTGGTGAAGTTAATTCTCAAGTAGTTGATCTATCTAAGAGTATGAACGTATCATACGAGGAAGGTCAAAAAATAAGAGGAGAATTTGCTGGGATAGCAGCTTCTACAGAGGATATTACTGTAACTACTAAAAAGTTAGTAGAGGCACAAATGCAGTTTAACGAAGCCTTAGGTTTAACAGGTAAAATCATACCTGAAAACGCAGCGGCACAAAGTAAACTTACTAATCAGTTAGGTATAGGTGCTGATTCAGCTGCAAAGTTTAGACAAATAGCAGTAGCAACAGGTACAGATCTTAGAGAACAGACATTAGCTCAATATGAGACTGTAAGTGCTATGTCAGCACAAGAAGGTGTTGCTATAAATGTTAAAGGAGTAATGGATGAAGTTGGTAAAGCCGGAGCATACGGTTTAGCTCAATTCCAAGGTTCTGTAGTAGCGTTAACTGAAGGTGTAGCTCAAGCAAAAGCATTAGGTTTAAGTTTAGATCAAGTAAACTCAATAGCAGGTAAGTTAATGGATTTTGAATCATCCATAAACGCTGAACTACAAGCAGAGTTACTATTAGGTAAAGATATTAATCTAGAAAAAGCTAGATTAGCAGCCTTAAATAATGACCAGAAAACGTTAATGGAGGAGATTAATCGTGAAATGGGAACATTTGAAGATTTCTCCAATATGAATAGAATACAACAGGAAGCAATGGCTGATGCCATTGGTATGTCTGTTGAGGGGTTATCTGAATCCTTACTGATGCAGCAGTATGGAGAAATGAGTCAAAAGGAAATAGTTGCTTTAAAGGGAGAAGAAGTAGCTGCTCAAGTGGAAATGTTAAAAACTCAAGAAGCATTTGGTCTACTCATTGAAAAACTACAAGGTGCACTTACAGATATAGCAGCTGGTCCATTAGGTACTATAGCAGGTTTTTTCACATCAATATTAGGTGAATCAACTGCGATAGCATTGGTTATAGGAGGTTTAGGGTTTGGTAAGTTAATATCAGGACTACCATCTCTTATAAAGGGTCTAAAAATAATCAAGGGATTAGAAATTGGTTCTTCAATAGCTAAAATGTGGGGTTCTTATTCTACGTTTATGGGACCAGCAGCAATCCCGGTTGCCGCAGCAGCAACAACAGCTATGTTAGCGTCTATTGCAGCTTACTCAAAAGCAGATGATTACGTATCACCTGGATATGGTAAACGTACTTTATCAACACCTGAAGGTACAATAGCATTTAACGATAAAGATACAATCGTAGCAGGTACAAACCTAGACCAAAACACAGTTATTAATAAACCTACTACAAATAGTATGGTTTCAAATAACACTACAACACAAACCGTAGCACCAGCTAATAACGCTATGATGGAAGGTGAGTTAAAAGCAATAAAAAGAGTATTGGAAAATATAGCAACTAAAGAAGGAACAGTAAGTATGAACGGAACTAAGTTTGGAACTGTAACAGCTATGAACACTTACCAAATCCAATAATATTTATAATAAACCAAAATATAATAAAAACAATAAATTATGAGTGAATTAAAAGGACTTGAAGATCGATTAATAACAAAAGGATCTCCTAGATCAGTAAACAACGGTGGTGTACCAACAACAGCAAACACAGCTGGGGGTATCATTCCAATCAACAACACATTTTCTAAAGGGAAATATACAGATTTTGCTGTAGCAGCAGGTGTAGAGAGAGATGCATTGACAGATATAACAGGTAACGATTAATTAAAATATTAATCTAGAGTTATATGAGTTTATTTGAACCAAAAGCTACAAATTGGGATAGGATTAATGGACTAAGGGATTTAGCTGGAGAAAAAGATACACTACAGCGATATAAAACTCCTTGGACTGTTGGTGGTAATATAGGTAATCCATCAAAAGTAGAACCCATTATCTGGACTGACTTACCTCCTTTGGAGAATGAGTGGTCAGGTAAAGAGGAAACCGACTTTCTGCTTAGAAATGGTACTTTAAAGGATTCTGCTACCGATGCTCATCGTATAACTAGACTATTAACTGAAACAACAAGAGGTAAACTATTCTCAGTTAAACAAAACCTACTATCAAGATTAGGCGTTGCTACTGAGGCCTCTGGAATCCTCAACGAGGGTGTTTATTTACCAACTTCAACGTTAGCTCAAGTAGGTGTTGTTGGTTTAGGCGGTCACCTTAATAAACAAGGTGTTAATCCCTTTAGAAAAACAGGAGAGGTAGATAACCCAGATGATGGTAACACAATCTTAGGATTTGATGTTACTAACCCCTTAGGTTTACCTGCATATGCCCAAGTAGTTAGAGGGGATCAAGAAACTGGAGAAAATAGATTAGTAGGTTATTTTAATAACAAGATTAATAGAACCCAAAAACCATCTAGTGGTACTACCCCATCTTTTACTGATAAGTTAAAAAATAGGTTTATTAAACTTGATGGACCTAATATTTTAGATTCATATAGTGGAGGACCTGGATCTGTCGCTGGTGTAGGTTATACTACAATCAGAATGTCACCTGAACAACGTACAGGTAAAAATAACGATAAGTTATCTCTATCTGGTTTCTTTACAGAAAGTGGTAGACCCTCTAAGGTAAACCCAAATATAAAGTTTAAAGATTTTACACTACCCTCTATTACTGATACTTTTGGGTCTGATGCGGCATCATTAGGGGGATCTACTGAGGGTGTAGAAACACTATCCTTCTTTAATTATGGGGTTTTTACCCACCAATATAACCAAAAAGAATATAAAAGTTTAATAAAATCCAATCAGATTTTAAATGAAAACTCATCAGTTTCCCTTACATATCAAAGACTTACTGGGGTAGATACTTTACTTGGTATAAGTGAAGGGGGTATAAGAGATTTGAGTCAAAATAAAATACTACTTAAGAATACTTCAGTATATCAAAATGGGTTTGAAACAAACGAAAAAGTAACTAACCCCGAAGGTTCTTTATCGTCTACTTTAACTCAAAAACAGTTAATAGAGCGAATCCCACTCCAAAAACCACATTCAATAGGTCCTGATTTTAGAAAATCACTTACTAAACAACCAAATCAAACTATATCTAACTCTTTAGATTATGAAAAGGAAGGTATAATAACTAGGGTTGGTGCTGGTGATCCTGGACAACGTGGTAATATAAGCAATTTTGAATATGGTAAAATAAATTCAAGTGGTGTTTCTGAACCTGTAGATAAAATAACTGCAAAAACCCTATATGAATCATCATCACCAAAGAATGATAAAGGTACTAACGATTTAGTTAAGTTTAGAATAGCAGCAGTAAATTCTGAAGCTCCATCAAAAAGTACATACATGCACTTTAGAGCGTTTTTAGGATCGTTTTCTGACAGTTATAACTCATCATGGGGTTCTCAAAAGTTTATGGGTAGAGCTGAAAGCTTTCATAACTACGAAGGGTTTGATCGTTCTATATCCATGAACTGGACAGTACCCGCTCAAAGTAGAAACGAGTTGATGATAATGCATCAAAAACTAAACTACCTAGCATCTAACTTAGCACCTGATTATGTAGGTGGTAAATATATGGCTGGACCTTTAGTAAAATTAACTGTGGGTGGGTACCTATACGAACAATATGGTTTTATAGAATCACTTACACTTAATATACCAGAAACATCCCCATGGGAGGTAGCAGTATCTACATCTAAAGATGAGGTATTTGGTGATAATAAACAACTTTCCCACGATACAAGTGTTAAAGAACTACCCCATGTTGTAGAAGCATCTCTATCGTTTAAACCCATACATAATTTTGTAGTTCAAAAACAAAACAATACTTTTAAAGGAGGTACATTAACTGAATATGGATTACAACAATATATAGCATTAGCAGCATCTTCAGGAGCGAGTGGATACAATATAGAGAAAACAAAACCATATAAGCCTAAAACCTAATAATGAATAGATACGTAGACCAACCAACCACTACAGGTAGTATGGGTAACCAGATGTATACAACTACAAAATATCAAAAAATACCTTTGAGTTTTGAAGATTTGTATGTATATTCTACTATAGGTGACAGGTATGATGAGTTAGCATTACAATATTATAACGATTCAACTTTTTGGTGGGTTATATCTATGGCAAACGATACACTAGATCAATCAACATACTTCCCACCAACAGGAATACAACTAAGAATACCAGCAAATTTATCAGGTATTCTATCAAATTTTAAAGTTTTAAATGAATAATTATGGCAAACCAAGTACCGGTAATAGGTGAAGCATTTAAGGATTATGTAAATGGTCAAATCACAGCCAGACAAAAAATATATGGTTCAGGTTTTACCCAAACTAGAACTGCCCAAGAGATGACATATCTCAATTCAAGTACTCCTTGGATTAAAATGGCATCATCAGTATTTGTAACAGGTTGGAGTGATGGTAATCGTAGACTTAAGAAAATGGGTCTCAAACCAGATTCTAATGGGGGAAAAAATTTAGCCGAATCTGCAGTATTATTTAATGGTTTAACTCCCCTTAGTGGTAATATGAGAGGAGGAGTGGCTGAATCAAACTCCCTTATAAACAACTCATCATATGGTTTTGGTGGTACTGAATTTGGTTTAAAACCATTACCTGGTATTACTAGTATAGATATAACTCCTGTAAATAGGGGTTCTATTAAACAAGCAACAGTTAATATAAAAGCATACAATAAATTTCAATTTGAGTTAATAGAAACATTATATCTAAGATTAGGTTATACTGTTATGCTTGAGTGGGGTAATTCAATATACATAAATAATAAAGGGGTTATTCAAAATATGAGTAACACCCTAATAGATACCTTCTTTTTTAAAGAAGATGGTAAAAGCCACTTAGAGGTTTTAAATAAGATAGAATCAGAAAGAAATAATAAACAAGGAAACTATGATGCTTTATTTGCTAAAGTAGTAAACTTTGATTGGACTTTCCAACCAGATGGGAGTTATGATATTACTCTAAAACTATCTTCACTAGGAGATGTAGTAGAAAGTTTTAAAGTTAATATATTAACCCCTTCTACAGAATTAAAAGAGACTCCAGGATTTGAGAGTAATTCTGGAGATTTAACTGATGACAAAGTGAATAAAAGCACAATGTCTAACTTTTTAGAATCAATCAAACGAGATACTATTGGTGATATTTTTACAAATATTAATAGTGGTGTTATAGAAATAGATGAAAAAATAACTACAACAGGAGTTGTTTTCCAATCTTCAGTACCTGAAGAAAAAAGAAGATATATAAGGTTAGGAACTTTTCTAGAATATCTACAAAGGGAAGTTCTTATTAATATGGATAATGGAAGTGGTTGTTTCCCCCTATTTTATATAAACACATCTGATGAATGTGTTATGAAAGCAAAACCTAAACTTATATCTGTAGACCCACAAACTTGTATTATTAAACCTAATTTTGGTATAATGGGTATAGAAACACCTGATTGGGCTAAAAATATGAAACCATTCTTCACTCCCAATGGTAAAAATAATATTGGTTTTATCCATGATATTTACCTTAACTTTTTCTTTATTGAAAAAATAATAGATTCAAATACAGATAAAGAAGGTAATCTTTCTTTTTATTCTTTTGCAACTGCTATATTAAATGGTATTAATAGAAGTTTATCTAATATATGTGATTTAGAAGTAACAATTAACGAAGAAAATAACGATGTAATAATTAGAGACCAAAAACTATCTCCACGTACAACTAAGGATGGGGAAATGGATGAGAGTAAAAAATCAACAACCATTGAGGTTACTGGTTTTAAAAATGGTGAATCTAACTTTGTTAAAAACTTCTCATTTAAAACCCAAATAACATCAAAATTAGCTACTATGCTTACTATAGGAGCAACAGCAAATAACAAATCAGTTAATGAAGATGCCACAGCATTCTCAAAATGGAATTCAGGTTTAATGGATAGGTTTAACCAATCAGCAACAGATGGAACCCCAGATAAATGCTCAGTTACAGAAACAAAAACAGACCCAGAAACAGGTAAACCAAAACGAAAAATACTTCCTTGGTTGGTTATTTGGAAAGCTTCTGTAAAAAACCTCTATCTTGGTACTTCCTTAGCTTTAGGTAATTTAGATATTATAGCTGAAAATGCTTCTAATAAAAATAAAGAGTTTGCTAAACTAAGAAAAGAAAAGAATAATAGTATGGAGACATACCTCCAAGCATGTTTTGCTAAAACGTATAGAGTAATAAAAGGAGGAGAGGCACAAGGTTTTACTGGAAAGGATCCAAAATCCAACCCAAATGCCGTACTAACATCAAAAGATGGCTCTAAAAGAGAATATAAAACTGAACCATTTATGGGTAAAAAATACTTCCAAAACGACCCAGATTTTATTGCTAAGGGTAAAAACCTTATGAAAAACTATGTTAAAGTTGAAGATATAGTTAAAGCCAAAGAAAAAAATATACCATCATCAAATATAGGTTTTATTCCTATTGAACTTTCTTTAGATATAATAGGTATGTCTGGTTTAAAAATATATAACCAGTTATTACTAAACACAGATTTTTTACCATACAATTATGATAAAACTATGGAGTTTGTACTTATGGGTTTAAATCATAAGGTAGATAGTAGTGGGTGGACAACATCTATAAGTGCTATAGGTAAACCTAAAAGTACACCACCAAAAAAAGAAACCGATAGACGTACATTTGGTGTTTAACCCTTCAACTATATAACTAATGTCATATTACCCAAAATCGCAAATAAAAACAAACCTTTTTACCAACGGTAAGGAGTTTATACGATCTGATAATGGACTACTATATGTTGGATCGTATTGGAAGACATCTAACGGTGAAGTTTTTAGTGGTAAAACTCCAAACGATAGACCTTATGTTGAACTATTACCTATACCTGAACCAGTAGAACAAACCCCACTAAATACAACAACTGAGTGGAAGGTTGATTACCCATCAAATATAACTAACTCCAAACCAGGTCAAGTTCCTAAAAACCATATATTCCAACCCCTACCTGAAGAGTTATATTTAGGACAAGCATCTCGCTACTTTACTAAAAAGTCAAACCAAAAAGTATATTTTGAAATATCTAAGGATACTTTTGGAAAACTATCAACTAAATCAAACGAAATCCTATTCCAACTATATACCCCTATCACTATGATTTGGAGATTAGAAGGAAACGATGATGAGGTATTTAAAGCAAACTTTAACACAGCTAAAGATATCCAAAACAGACAGCAACTACCAGGCTTCGTAAATTCTTTCAAAGGTATGTTTGTTTATCCAAAAAAATAGTGTATATTGGGGTAAATAAAAAGGTTATAGATGTATTGGTTAATAGAGGATTTAGAGCAACTTAAAACGTTTTATAACAGCGGTTATAAAAAGGCGTATATTGAAATCATATCAAATAACGATCAGATACACCCAGCCATAAATGACTTATGTGCTGTTTACATTAGACCATTAGAGGCATCAAAAGGTTTTATGTTATGTACCTCACATAGCGAGGCTATAAACGTTGAAAAAGATTGGGTTTATAAAATCCTACAAAAGTTTGATGTTTTGTATTGTAAAAACAAAAAACAACTCCTACACTACTTTATTTTACAAAACCTAGAGGATATCTTATTACCTCCTAGTAATATTGACCTACCAAATATTCCAACTTACGATATAATGTATCGTAAATACCATAAGTTAGATAACGTGAATACACTTGTACCTCTAGTAAAACACTACGAGTGGTGTGAGTCCGTATATAACGAAGTTAAACCACTAATACACCAAGAAAAAACACCATATTATGAGTTCTATAACACTAAAACAAGTGTGGTATTCAACGCCATCGAACGAAACGGAATCGGGATTAATACCGAACTATTCAGTGAACACTTTTACCCTACCAAAGCAGATACCGTTCACACACAATTCAACCTCAACACTACAACCACAAGACCATCTAACAAATTTAAAGGAGTAAATTATGCAGCACTTAATAAGAAAAATGGTGAAAGACGATGCTTTATACCTAAAAACGACGAATTCATTGAGCTTGACGTTGTTGCTTATCACCCTTCTATCGCAGCTAGTCTTATTGATTATACTTTTCCCACTGCTGATATCCATACACATTTTTCAGAGATGTATGAGGTGGATAGGAGTAAAGCAAAAGAGTTAACGTTTAAACAACTCTATGGAGGTATATTTAAAGAATATAAGGATTTACCTTTCTTTAGAGATTTACAAACCTTTATGGATAAACTATGGTATCAGTTTCAAAACGAAGGTTATATTGAATGTCCCATATCTCAATATCGATTTTATAGGGATAAGTTAGAAAATATGAATAGTAATAAACTATTTAATTATCTTCTACAGTGTGTAGAAACTTCACAGAATACTTTGGTTACCTGGGATATTTTTCGTATATTA